TTCGCTTCTTTACTCTGCATCAACCACGAATCTATATTTCCTGGCAGCGGGTCATAAATATCTACTGCCAGCCCTTCCTTGTGCGCGGAGTTCTTCGCACCTATCGTGCAAGACTGCGGGCGGAATCCTCCGTATGTCTCTCCCCCAACTTGGCAACCGGTAGCCTTGTTAGTCGGGAATATAACCCCTTCCTTGATGCCTTGCATCATCATCCGATTTACTGCCTTTAAGAGTCTGTCGATATTCGCCAAACGTACAGGAGTTAGGTCGAGTGAAGTAGAGTAAAGACCGAGGTATTGAGCCTTTGAGATCATTTATCTCTTCCTGTCACAAAGTACCAGATAATACCAACCGTAGCCCCGACTGCTACAGTCCACTTAAGAAACTCTCCAATTAACTTTATGACTTTGAAGAATGCTTTAGCATCTTGCCATGCAACTATAATGTCTCGCATCTCAGCGACAGTAGCCTTAATCTCTTGCAAATCTTTGTGAATCAATACTACATCCTCATGGTTCTTGAATGCAGGGCATTGGGAGAACGAAGCGTCTAATTCGGCTTGTTCTATATCGGTTGATCGCCTTTTGCAGTTTTCCATAACTATCACCTTATTTCACAAATTTAATCATTCTGACGGGAGTGAACACCAGTTGCCGACAAATATCCTGAGGCCTTCCTTCTGCTATTCCTTGCAGTCTCCATCCGAATTCAGAGGAAGTGTAGATACCGAATCCAATATGTTTGATGTTTCTATAGTGCCAGTATTCACCAATGGATACTTTGAACCAACCAGTCCTACCAGCGATACGCGTCTTTCCGTCAATGGCTACTTCCATACCAGCAGTGATGGTTATGTCACCTTCAACCTTAACCATTGCCAGCTCGTTAAGCACCCAAGGGTCTGTACCAGCTACACGTAGATCAAACCCCTGCGCGCCATTACGACGAAGCCAAACTACAGAGCGCTCGTACCATGATAGATTCTTGCCTTTATTCTGGTGGAAGGCCCAATCTCCATAGCAAAGAGAATCTGGAGGCTGAAATAGATTGCGCATCCAGCCTTCTGGAAGGTATCCGTGTTCGTCTACTCGTTTAGCAAACCACCACGAGAAGCAGAATGCTATCCCCGTGAGAACTATAGAGCAGAGGGAAAGGAATAGGTAGCGGAGGGTCATACAATCTCAGCCTCAAACCATGCAGGGAATGTTGCACCAGCATTCATCGTTAGAGTTCCAGTTCCCGTGAATCTTCCAAGCTGAACTTTATACGTGTGGCTAGCGGCTGTTGGCGTCAGATAAACGATGACAATGAAACAATTCCCAACTACACTACTTTGCTGGATGCTTTGTCCAAGTACGGTAGCACCCTCGTTTATCGTTGCACACAGCGAATCCCCAGCAACTGTGTCGGTCACATAAGGAAGATACGCGGTTAGTTTTATCTTTTGCCCTGTAAGTGGGGTAAAAGTAAGCGTCAACGATGTAACATCAGTAATAGTTGTTATTCCAGTTTGATTTGCCGTTACCGATACATACCCAAGTTGTCTGGTCTGCCCCCACTGGAATGCTTGCGTTGCTGTGGTGGCTGGGGCTACTTCGAAGGTCTGAGAAGAATTACCTGTTACATTATCAGGCGGGTAAATATCTAAGCTCATGCTCGCTCCTCGTTTCCTGAGATATTCATTGTTAATCCATAACCAGAACTAATAGCCTGAATAAAGTCTCCAGCGTTTAAGACTTGAGTACCTGTCCACTGTGCCATTTTAGAATTGGGTATTGCAGCAGCAGGGAATAGCATGTTAGACGCACTAGGAGAGCCTCCAACAGGTACAAGATGCAAAGTTAGTGTAATACTGCCTGCCGATGTATTGCACACGTCAATACAGCCTATTTCGGTTTTGTAACCAACAGGGACGGTGTAAGCTAGAGTTCCTGCTCCGGTTCCTATTGCGCCTTGTGCTAGTTTTTTCATAATCTTTATGTTTAGTATTGAAACATCCTATTAGCTACTTTTACGAATTATCCTCACAATTAGGCATCTTTTGGAGGGCATCATGTTCAAATTCTTATTTCTGTTTCTTGTTTCGGTTAATGCTTGTGCTTTCGATGAGTGGACTACTAACGACACCTACCGCCAAGCTGCATTCCTTGTACTTGATGCCGCCGATTGGGCGCAGACTAGAAACATTGCGCGCAATCCTGATAAATGGAATGAAACAAACCCATCACTTGGAGCGCATCCATCAACTACCGATGTTGACAAATACTTTGTAGGCATGGCTCTAATAAACACTAGCATCGCGTATGCTCTCCCATCAGATTACCGTGCTGCATTTCAGTACCTATCAATCGGTTATGAATCTGGTTTTGTTAGGCGCAATCTTTCTATTGGGATTAACGCTAAGTTTTAGGCGTTCACAGCTTTGATAACCGCAAAATTAATATAAGCTGGGCCTGTTCCAGATATACCACCGAATATCATAATTCTGATTGCGCATCTATTAGCCTGTATATTTGTTGCTTTGATAATTAATCCTGTTGTGCCTCCTGCTGCTTCATTTACTAAAACGGTATCATTAACTCCAATTGATGTGTTGTTAAACGTAAATGAATAAGTAGTGTTTGCCACCCATGCTTGGGTTTGAGTTATTATTTGTCCGCTAATTTTATTCAAAGTGACAGCGGTAGTTATATCTGTTGCTTGGGTTACAGAACCGCCTGCTCCAATTGCATAACCAATCGAACCAGTCACAACAGCACTACCAGTTGCATTGGTTGCATTGGTTGCATTACCCACGGTCAAACCTGCTGCCGTGCCAGTGCAGTTCGTCAGCACTCCGCTTGCCGGGGTTCCAAGAGCAGGCGTTACCAGTGTCGGGCTAGTGGCTAGAACTGCTGCCCCTGTCCCAGTTACAGAGCTAAGTCCGGTAGCAGGCACTAATCCAGTGCAGTTAGTCAAAATACCAGAAGCAGGAGTGCCAAGCGCAGGCGTAACCAACGTAGGAGAGTTATAATCAGCCTTTGTCGATATAGCAGTAGAAATAGCATCCAACTCCGCACCGATCTGAGTACCAGTTGCCTTTTTTAAAGGATTACCAGTTATCAGAGCGTCTTTAGCAGCGAAGTCAGTAATTTTTGTGTAGTTACTCATAGCTTTCCATCCTTTGTAAATAGGTCAATTTTCTGAATTGAAACTGGTTCGTTATTGATTACCGTCTCAAATCCAAACTGTAAAACTTTACCAGCAGATGAACCGTTTACACTTGCTGTGGTGACTCCACCACCAACTCCCCACTCACCTATTCCCCATTCAAATGTACCCCATTCTGCCACTGTTCCGGTAGACGGAAGAGTTACGGTATCTGAATAGTAATTAGTAGAGAAGTCATAAGCCCATTTGAAAACTATCGACTGTCCACCAAGTCCGATAATTGTAGCAAATATCTTCTTCAAAATGCTTGTAACTATCGGATTACCAAAGTCAATCCAGGTAGTATAGTAACTCATTCTATAGGTAGATGCGTTATCTAAATACCCACTATATTCACCTACATATCCAGCTTGTCCAATGTACAGTTTACGTCCCTTAGTCTCTACCATCGCCGTAGGAACCAAAGACCAAACTGTTGTCCTGTAAGAACCGTCCTGAAGAGGTCTAACAGTGTCAAAACAGTAGGTTTCCGAACTGGTAGGCATGGTCAACAAGTAAAACCCGTATATCGCACTGTAGACTGATTTAACATCATCCATTGACGATAGATTGATATGAGCCTGAAGCTCATCACGGATATTCTTGCTCAAGTCCATCATGGGAGCAGACTTCTCTTGAATAGTCCTCATCAAACTCATCACACCTGAGTCAGACAGGAAAATAACGTCTTTATCAGTAGCTTGAACAGAGTCCCTGGCAATACACCCAATACCTGATATATGGTCAGTCAAACTCATGTTTGCAGGGTCATCTGCACCAGAATAAACAAGAATCTGTTTACGACCAAAAATCACCAAGAAGTTGTTGTGAGCAGCAATCGTTACAATCTGATCTCCACCTTTAGGCCAGATTCCCAACAAGTTCAATGAACCTGAACTTCCCCCGGTCATTACATGGGGAGATTGAAGGTCACTCCATACAATCGTGTTCTTATCTGTACCGTTATCAGCGTACCAGAAGCGTCCATAAGCACTCAGGCCAGTGTTACATTGATAGAACGTACCAACATGACCTGTCTTCTCTGAAAGACGTCTAAACTGCGTTGTAGATACAGTAGGGTCATAGATTAATGTGTCATATCCAACCTGACAGAAGATTGCTATTCCGTTAAGTTGTGAGAAATGCCAGTTGTTTGCAGAGATAGTCGGAGCAACACCACCACCACCATAAGTCAATGCGGTAAGTACACCACCGGACAGTTTGAAGATATATCCACCACCAGTAGCTAGGATTGTCGAAACTCCGTCATTACCTACCAGTTCGCCAATACAAGTTATTGGATTAGTACCCAGAGAAACACTTGAAGAGTTTGACGCTGCCCATCCCTTCCTAGAGCCAATACGTCCTGACTTATCAATGATGCAATTTGTAGCAATCAAAGAATAGTTAGCCGATAGGTCAACTGGGGAGTCTTGGAGGTTTAGTCCAAAGAATCCAGGTGCGCTAATCGAGAATGGTGTTATTGGCTTGCTCATGCTGCAATCCACTCGCTGTTTTCTACGAAACGACTAGCTTCAATGGAAATCTGATCTGCCAAGCAATTCTTGTACAGTTGATACGCTTCTGAAGAGTTAAGACCTCCATCCTCTCCACGCTCTACAATAGCTCTGGCGTAAGCTCCCAAAGTGATTGCTTCGTATGGAACCATCACAATGTCAGCATCAGAAGATAAATCTGCTTGTGGAACGTACATACTTACTTGAAGTGTAAATACACCGTTTGGAGTCGGGTACAGTTCAATCTTTGAGTCTGTACCGTTAGTTCCATTCCATGCGTAGTAAACCGGATTACCTTGCTGTACAGTGGAAAGTTGCTGTTGGTTAATAATCCACTGAATAGGTACGTTCCTTAATTGAATACGGTTAGTTGTATCGTTAATGGTTACGTCTTTGTGTCTACGTCCACTTCCTGTAACTACATAGTTTGAAGTTGAACCTACAGTGTTAAGCGGAATAGTGATAGACAAAGCATCCCAATTCCAAGCATCTTCTACTGCTCTCTTGGAGTCATTTACCAGCCTACCGATAAGAGTAGAGTAAGCATTGGTTGTAACAGAGGATACGGTAGACTCTCGCAGTCTTTGCAATACTTCATTAACCATTTCCAAGTATGTCATTTCTTCTCTACTCCTGCTCCAATAACCAAGGTTGGATTACGAACATACAATTCCAATGCCTTTAAGGATGCTTTTTCTCTTGAGGTTGCCTCTTTCATTATCTTGGCAGTCAATTGAGGGTCGTTCATAATCGTAGACAACTCATCAAGTCTCAAAGATAGATTCCTCTTCATCAACCTAGAAAACATACCATTGGCAATAGTGTATTCACGCTGTATCATATTAGGCAGAGGTGCTTCTTTATACTGAATGCCTAATTTACTGGTTAATGATTGAACTCCATCTCCCGCTAATTTATCATTAGTCCTCTTTGTTTCCAACTCAGACAAAACACCCTGCACTTGTTTCATTTGGTCTGGTGTAAATAGTTTAGAAAGACTATCGAATCTATCTTGTCCTGTGGTACGTTTAATTATCTGTGCAGCCGCTTTAATGCGGTTAGCAAAAACTACAGGTCGTTCATTACCTCCAGATACTGTAGCATTCAAAGCATCTTCAAGGTTTTGTCCAACTTTCATTATGTTGATTGGTTCTGAGCGAAGTGCGTAGTCTTTTAATGCTTGTCCATATTTAGGACTTAAATCACTCATCGCTGCTGTGAGTTTATCCTTTGCGTTAATCAGCATAGGCATATCTACTTTATCAATGGAAGATTGCCTTCCTTGACTAACTGAAGTAATGCTGTCTTTTAATACTGCCCTTACCTTATCTAAACCAGCCAAAGACTCCATTGGATTACCAAATTGCGGATAATCTCTAGCGACTTGTTTTACAGCATCCATTACAACCTTATCAGATTGCAAATGAGAAACTCTTTGATCTACAGGAATAGGAGGAGGAGTTCCAGGATAACCTCCCATAGAATTCTTTGATTGTTGTTTCAACGCATCAAGACGAATTTGATCTGCTGCAAATGCTTCTCCATATATATTCTTAGCAGAGTCACCCCTAGCATTTTCGGCAGCAGTTAAATTTGTTTTAGGAGCATCAGGTAATGGATTATCTCTACCAATACTTCTAAGGGCATCTTTTCTAGCTTGCTCTGCTGCTTTATCACGCACAACAGATACTTTAGGGTTAGATGAGTCTACCAAGTCTTGCAAAGCTGCAAACTCAGGGCTATTTCTTCCAACAGTAGCCTGTGCAGAATTTGGCATTGATATTACTGGTTTGGCATTTACTAAATCAGCCTGAATTACAGACGCATCTTTACCAGCCGCCTGATTAAGCATATCTCCAGCACCTAAAGTGCGAGCTTTACCCAAACCTAATATTTCCATCAGTGGACGATATAGATACTTATTAGTGGCATTAAGCATCCCCGGAATTACTCCACCAAGAATTATTCCAGTACCACCACCCATTGCCGCTGAACCGTTTTCAGATAAAGCACCAATTGTTGCTCCAGAAGCTCCACCACCTAAAGCCCCTTGTGCTGCAATACGAGTAGCAGGGTTAGTTATTCCTTTTACTATTGGAGCAGCAGCACCTAAACCAGCAGCAGTAATACCAACAGCTAAAGGGTCAGCAAATGAACCAGCAGTTTTATATCCGGTATCTCTTACTACGTCTTGAGGGAATAATTTATCTCCTAAACCACTTGATATACGGTTAGCTGTGTCATGTGATAACTCTGACATACCACCAGCAAAGTCGCCAACGGATGCTTGTATTGGATTCTCTGCTCTGAATTGAGATACAGAAGAGTTCTTAATGAACTCAGGAGTTATCTCATATTGTTTTGCCGCAGGAGTTCCTGAGATATATTGCAATCCCTCATTCGATACGCTTCCCATATCTCCATTTGAGATAGCTTGCAAATCAGCATCAGATAATTTAGACAAGTCCATTATTTAGATTTCCTGCGCTCAAGTTCTGCTTTAGCCAAATCAGCTAAGTTAGATGGTGTAGAACCAGTATCACCCAATAATGATGGGTCAAACTTAGTTCCAGTATATCCTTGCAAAGAATGATTATTCTTCTCCCAATAATTAGAAGCATCTTCTTTTGCTTGTGCCGACTTCCTTAACTGCTCAATAGTTCTAGTTAGTTTCTTAATGTTATCAGCAGGGGTAAGAGATGGGTCATACGCTCTAGCTAGAAGCTGAGTACCTTCCTTCTCTGTATATTGAGCGCCCAATACTTGCCTTAGAGATTGCTGAATCTCTTGTTCAACAGTTTGTTGAGCCATAACGGATTTAGGATTAGTTATTTTCCTCATTGCAACAGGCTGAGAACCAACTAGTTTTCCAGTTAATGATGGGTCTTTTTGAAGACTGGATACTACTCCCTCAAGAGCAGCAAGTGATTTTTCTACGCCAGCAGAACCACCCATTGCTCTCCAGTCAATATACTGTTTACCAAATTCCTTATCTTCTGCACGAAGACCAGACCCTCCATTCGGAGTAGGGTCACGGAATTTCTGTCCAGCACCACCCAGTCTTTTCCATTGACCGCTAACTCTATCAAACGCATAGGTAACGATTTTAGTAGGGTCATTTGGGTCTGCAACATCTTTCGTTTGTTGTGTGGGTTGTCTAAGCATTTCAGCAGTAGCATCTGCTTGTCCTGCTTGAGAGCTTTGCAATGCTCTTTTAGATTCTTCATCTCTCAAGTTTTGAGCATGAGTCTGTAACTGAATCTGTAATTTCACATTACCTTGTGCTTTAGCTAATTCAGCCGCCTTCAAAGCTCCCTGAGAAGTTGAAATATCAGCTTGTTTAAGTATTCCTTCGCGTTGTTGTGCCTCAGTAACAGCAGGGTCAACATATCCCAACATGCCCATTGCTTCTGGAGCTAAGTTAGCACCAGCCTGGTAGAAACCAGACTGTACTTTCTGCATAGGAGTTTGCTGTGCGTAATTATTTGCTTGTTGATAAATACGTGCTTGTCTTTGAGCGTTTATCTCATTAGGGTCAACCCCGAATAATCCTTGAACAATGTTATCAGCCATGATTTATCCTTATTTCCAAGTGGAACCTGTCCATGTTTGTCCGTTCCATGTAGCACCTATTGGAATGTTATTGCTTCCTGTTGAACTTGGAGTATTCATGCTTGATACAGCACTTCCAGCACCAGTAAGTAAGTTACCCCAATTGTTATTAGCGTTTACAGGAGCCATCGTAGCGGCAGCATTGGTCATTCCGTTAGCCAGATACGTGCCAGCATTTGAACCTGCTGTAGTTACTTTCTGTCCGATTGAAGTACCCAAGTCCATCGCATTCTGTCCAAGTCCTTCAAGGCTTGTAGCAGCACCCATAGCTGTTGTATATGGCTTCCAAGCAGCAGCCTGAGTATCGTACATGCTTTGCAACATGGAACCACCTTGACCAACCATACCAGCACCGAATTTAGCGTAGTCCATTCCACCTTGAGTAGCGTTAGCCGCCAATCCAAGGTCTTGCTGTCTTTGAGCGTTGTAGAACGCTTCCAACTCAGGATTAGCCTCCCCCATCATTCCTGTTGCACCAGTGGCTAGTCCGGTACGTCCACGGTTCTGCATCTGAGTTTGAAGGTCAGACAAACCACGATCACGACTTGTAGACAGAAGTGCTTGTTGGTCTGCGTAATACTTTGCGGCTTGTTGTTCGGGTGTAGTTGATAGGTAGTTATTACCTAAATCAAACATTGTATTCGCTGCTTGACCCATTGGAGCAGTAGCGGATTGCGCTCCTGTAGCTTGCCCTAGCAGTCCACCAGAAGGGTATTGAGAATAACCAGTTGGTGTAATTTCTTTAGCGTAAGTATTCGATGGAAAATAAGTTGGTGTAGTTTCTTTTGCGTAAGTATTCGATGCAAAATAAGGGCTAAAATCTCCTTGACTTTGACCACCTTGATTATTAACGATGGATGCAGCAGGATTCTGCATTGACCCTTTTAACTGTATCTGGTTTACATCTGGACTAGTAATAATAGGCCAATTGCTTGCATTACCCTTAGATAGCATTCCTCTTTGGGTATTTTGTTGGGTAGATGAACTTTGAGCAGGATTGTACGGAGTGCCATTGATCGCACTCATAATCTGATTCTGGTTAGCTTGAATCTGTGGGTTAAGCGTATACCCGGCAGAAGTCAGATTCCCGTTTGCATCATAACCAAAGTTAGATGAACCAAAATTTGTGGTTACTCCAACAGGCTTGAACTTGGCAGCGTTAGCAGCAATCTGAGCCGCTTGTAATTGAGCATTTGCCTGTGTCTGAGCAGATTGTTGTGCTGATTGATTGTTAAGATACGAACCACCAGCCTGAAGCATTGCAGACGTTACTTGAGGGTGTGCAGCAAGCCAATCAGTTATATCAGATGCTTTCCATCCAGAAGTATCAGGTATTTGAGAATATGTAGGTGTCGCAGTATAACCACCAGTACCCCAATTATTACCAGTATCATATGTAAATGGAGTACCGTTTGGGTCAACAGGAGCAGGAGAATATCCAGAAGAAGTATTTGGGTCATACGGATTCCAACTCGCATTTGGGTCGTATGTATAATTAGGGTCGTAAGGTGTAGTCATGTTATTAGCTCCACTACTTGTTGTTCCAGTTGGTGCAGAATTTGAATTTTGATTACTACCGCCACTATGTATTAACGCATTACCACCAGCGAATAAAGCGTTTTGTCCTACACTTCCACCACTAGGAGTTAATAAACCTCCTGCAATGGCGCTATTAGCTACTGTAGAATTTGTTAATCCACTAGTTCCAGCACCTACTGCTCCACCAACTAATCCGTGAGCAGCATTGTTTCCTACACTACTTCCGTATGGTGTCATTACGGCAGCGTTAGTCGCACCACCAGCCGCAGCACCTGTAACTCCACCACCTGCGGCACCGCTAACAGCGCCACCAGCAGCATTACCTACATACATTTGACCTACTGTATTTGCTGTATTAGCAAAGTTTCCATAATCTTGAGTAGAGCCAATTCCTAACGGCCTGAGAGTCTGTAATGTAGGGTCTAGAGCATATATAGCATTTGCCCCATTCGCACTTATGTTTCCTGTAGTAGTCGCATTACCTAAATTATTAAGTGACGCACCACCAGAAAACGGAACTGTAGAATTTCCTATTCCACCTAGAAATGTTCCTTGTCCGAACATTCCAGTTCCACTTCCAAAATAACTATTGCTTGTAGGCGCTGCTTGAGCTTGTGCTAATCCAGTTTTGAAGGTATCAGGATAAAGAGTCTGGTATTGACCTAATATTGCCGCACCTTGAGGATTTGTATATTCACCATAATAAAGTAGGTTAAATATCTGATTTTGTCTTTCCTTTGGTGTTAATTTGGCAAGAGCCGCCTGTTGCTGTGCAGCAGTCATTCCTGTGTAGCTATTTGCTACTGGTATATACGCTCCAGAATGTGTAAACGATGGAACTGCACCAGTAGACGAAGTCTGAGTATCACTCCACCCAAATATAGGACTATATGTTGGTGTTGTTCCACTAATTGAACCAAGAGAAAAACCCATAGCTATTTTCCAACCTTTACGCTGGATTGAATAACTATGGGCTTACATATTTCCATAACACCACCTATTTTTTCTTGGGTCTACCAAGTTTTTTAACAGGAGGTTGTTCAACTTCTGGTTGAGCCTCAACGATTAGTTCTTTTACTTCTTCGTAGCCTTCATGCTTCCTCAAACCCTCAATATCATTTGGGTTCGAGAAAGACACAAAGTTACCACTTCTCTTACATCTGAACTTTACCTTAAGCTGTTCGGGTAAAGACATACGCTGTTGGGCTAGAGAACATCAGGGTATAACGACCAACACCAGTTACACCTACCGGAACAGTCAAATCACCGAAAGATGCAGCAGTAGTCGTACCAGACTCAGAAATGATACCGTTAGTTGCTACTGCCATCGTAACTACACCAGTGGACGTGCTGGAAGTGTTGTCGATAATTACATCAAACACTGTACCAGCTTGGGCACCCAAACGAGCGCCCAACAGAGTACCTGTAGGCCAAGTAAGAGTTACCGCAGAAGCAGAGGTTACTTTGATATAACCAGTTGCCACTTCATCAGCAGTAAGCGTTGCTGTTGCTGTTTTTGCTGTTGCAACCGAATGGGCAGTACCCAACGATTCCAACGGAATATCTGCACTATGACGAGCCATATATTTCTCCTTGAAAATTAGGAAGAGGGGATATTTCTACCCCCTCAACTCATCAGGCCGGAACTACGAATGCCAAGGCACTGTAATCTCGCAACTCTTTAACACCGTAGATAGTGTCTGAAGTTACCAGTGTACCAAGGTACTCTTGCTTGTACTGAGACTGAGTACGGATGGATTGTTGTTCTGCCAAGATCATAGAATCCTTGTGCAGCAACATACCAGCGCGGAACTTAGCATCAGTCGGAGTAGAGGTAGTCCAATCCACGGTGAAGCCGAACTCATCAACATACGAACCTGTAGGCGCGGCGTTAGAGAATGTTACAGACTGAGTGGAAGTGATGCTGTTGACGTGAATCCACGGACAGTTTGTAGATGTAAATATTTCAACACCGTACAGATTACCCAAACGACCTGTCTTGATGGTATCGCCATTACCGACAAATGCTTGCTCAGTGAAGCGAGAAATACCACGCAGTACGTTAGACTCAACCGGAGGGATTACCAAGTTCAGTTCTGCGCTATTAACGTCAGAGTCTTCAAGAGTCTGAATCATCTTGCGGATACCAGAGTCAGTCAGAGCAGTGCCGTTACCAGGAGTAGCACCGGAGAACAGTGTAGAACCGTCACCGCCGATAACTGCCTTCTCGTACAGGTTAGTTGCACCAGCAATAGAGCCACCGTTGAAACCAGCACCCAACAGATGCAGAGAACGGTCAATCTTCTTAGCCAAAGCATAACCAGCATCTTCAGTGTAGAAAGAACGCATCGAGTTAAGAGCTTGCATCTCAGCCATATCTTCATACAGCTTGGAGTATTCAAACCACTTGTCGATCAGAACTAATACATCGCCAGCAGTATCAGCAATCAGCGTTACTTGGGTGTTTGCTGCTTTGGCAGAAGCATCACCACGTGCAGGTACGGGGATATGCAGGGTGTCACCCTTTTTACCCTTGAAATTGACTTTCTTGACCAGATTGCCAAGAACCAGTTTGGCTTGATAAGCAGCTGCTACTTCATCGCTCCAAAGTTTGGGGATAAAGTTTGCTGCTGTAGTGATCGTTGAACCGTTTGAGCCTAAAGGCATAATAAT